CAACGCATTTGCAAAACTTGAGTGATGCTCAAGATCAAGCGGATTTTTATTTGGAAATCAGAGCCTTCCCACAATATGAGATGCCAAGCATTACTTATCCCCTACAAAACCCCGAAATTGATAATGCCGACCGCGATGCCCTTTTGGAAGTATTTATGGGCCAACCTTTAAACATCCAAAATTTGCCATCAAATATGACATTAGGCGAATATCAAGGTTTTGTTGAGGGCTGGACCTGGAGAGCCACAGTTAGCGGCCTTAGTCTAGAATTAACGCTTTCACCAATTGCATTTAGCCTCCAGGCGTTTAGATGGAACTCAGTGCCGGTTGGCGAAACTTGGAATTCAATTAGTCCAATTTTGGAATGGTATAACGCTACAATTGTAGCCTAAGGAGAATAAATGGCAACGACAACTAATTACTCTTGGACTACGCCTGATGACACAGATTTGGTCAAAGACGGCGCAGCCGCTATCCGCACACTTGGATCATCAATTGATACAACAACAAAGAATTTAAACCCAGAGACTACTACTGGCGCAATTGCTTATAGATCAGCAACTGCCAATGTAAATACTGCATTGCCTATTGGAACGAATGGTCAAATTTTGACAGTTGCAGCTGGCGTTCCAAGCTGGGCTGCGCCTGCTGCTGGTGGTGCTAACTGGTCTTTGCTCAATTCTGGTGGGACTACATTAACAGGAGCAGCGACAATAACTGTTTCAGGCATAAGCGGAAAAGATAAAATATTGATTCTTGTCCAAGATGCAAGCATAAATAACACTAACGCTGACCAAGTTAGATTTCGTTTTAATACTGACACAGGTTCAAACTATTATGTTTATGGTTGGTTATTGGCTATGAGCACTTCTTATTCTGTCCAAAGTATGGAAACTTATGATGGGGCAAAAACTGGCGTTGATATGGCTGGTCAAGGTTATAGCAATTCATCTATTGCGAGCGGTTATCTTTTAATGTCAGGTGCTAACGCAGCAGGTGTCAAAGCATTCCATTTCTCAGGTGGGGCACAGGACACACAACAAATACCAAGAACCTTTAATGGCGGCGGTTATTACAATTCAGCCAGCACTATAAGTTCCGTAAGTTTAACGACTTCAGGTGGCGATTTTGATGGTGGAACTATTTTTGTCTATACGAGTGCTTGAGAGGAATAAATGAAAACAAAAGAAAGAATTTTTGATTCTACAACTGGCGAAACTGTTGATATTGAACGCGATATGACAGCAGATGAAATTGCTGAGTTTGAAGCAAATAAAGCAAAAGCGATAGCAAAAAAAGATGAATTAGCGTTAGCCGAGGTTAAGCGCGAAGCAGCAGAAGCCAAACTTGCAGCCTTTGGCCTTACCGCCGAGGACTTAAAGGCTTTAGGCCTCTAGCATAATCTTGAGGGATTGTGCGAAAGTGAGTTATTAGATGGCAAAACTATGCAAGGCCGGAGTTCAATTACGCGAACAAATTGATGATGATTATCCGGAGAGAGATAGGAAGTCTGATGGATGGATTGCAGACACTAGACACTCAACGCGCAAATCAGATCACAACCCGGACCCTAAATCGGGCATTGTGCGCGCAATTGATGTTGATGCAGATTTGGCGGCACACAAGGAAGAAGTTTTTGATTTGGTTGAGAAGATTCGGAAATGTGCAAAACGCGGAGATAAGCGCATTGCATACATCATTCACAACAAGCGAATTTGCAGTCCAACACTAAATTGGAAGTGGCGTAAATATCGCGGACCAAATCCGCACATTTCACATTTTCATTGCAGTTTCACAACATTGGGAGATGACAACGAAAAACCCTTTGACCTGGAAGGAACTAAAAATGATAAGCGATCTAAAATTAGCAGCAGAGAGTTGGGCCAAAGCCTTTCTAGCGGCAGCACTAGCAACCTATCTAGCAGTGGGATTCGACCCTGCTGCAATTGCCAATGCCGCTCTAATCTCAGTTTTGCCTAGCATCATAAACTGGCTTAACCCTAACTATGAGCGCTACGGCAAGATTAAATAATGGAGGCGGCATCTGTCGCTGGCTTTATTGCCTCGGTCTTAGGTTCAATCGGATTAATGATTGCTGGCCTTCGATACATCATAAAACTAGAGAACATTCCCATTGTGTCGCGGCTTGATAAAATGGAAAGTCAATTAGAATTAGCCCTGGCGAAAGGGGTTCGAGGTGGCAACGCGAAAGCGCGTAAGTAAAAAAGCGCCTAAGAGAAAGCGCACAACAAAAGAAACACCTTTGATGAAGATTGACTTTTGGGCGATTGCTGCCAATGAAGTCTATCGAGCCTGCCGCCGCGCTGGTATGGATGAAGGAACTTCACTTGCTTTTGCTATGGATCGCAGTTCTTATCCTGATTGGATTGTTCCTGCCGATGACCCAATAAAGAAAATTGGTTGGGAAGATGGCGAGGAAGATAACTAATTTTCCGCGAGGTCGAATTGTTTGAATGGCTAAAGGAGAGAATTCCGGACCTCGAGCCAAGTAGAGCGACCGAAAAATTTGATGGCATCTCGATGGAATATAAGGCGATTTTTGAGTTAAAATGCAGGCGAACTCACTACGATGATTTGATGATTGAACAAAGCAAGTGGTCTAGTTTGGTCGAATACGGGCTTTTAAGGGCCTTTAGAGCCTTTTATATTAGTTCAACGCCTCTCGGCATCTACTGCTGGGAATTAGACCCTCTAAACGCCCCTAAATGGCAAATCAAGGCCCTTCCTACAAAGACCGATTTTGCCAACTCAAAGACTACCTCTAGGCCCGTTGGCTTCCTACACATAGATAACGCCTGGGATTTATTGCGACACTCCGAAAATCCATTTGCCTAAATCTATTTGATTAAATACATTTAATCCATCGGAAGGCAAATGTCCAACCGGTAGGGAGCAAAAATGAATAACACAGTTAGACCAAAAGCAGTCATTCAAAGCAATATGAAATGCACTTGCAAAATGATTGCAGTCACAGAATGGGCACTTGAAGAAGGAACTGAGCCAAACAAAAGCAACGATCAATTAAAAAGTGAATTGGTTGCATTGTTTGCTGAATTGCAAAACTTGGAAAATGAGTTGATTACTTCTTATCCAGAGATGGCTAGTGTATGAGCAAGAAAACAATTAGGTTTGATGATCAAGCCGGTGCTTGGACCGATGGCAACAATTGGGTCAAAGGCACATTAATCAGGAAATTTGCTAAGGAGAGAATGGGCAAAACTCAACTTCGCGGCAGATTATCAAGAGATGAAGTTGCGGCCTATTGGCTGGACAAATACGGGGTGAGCGCAGATGTTTCCTAATTTGTCTGATACCTGGGTTGTTGGCATTTCAATTCTTGTTCCATTTGCCGGGCTTTATATTTGGGCTTTATGGAATAGCGCAAAAGCGAAGGCTTTTAATGAAGGGTTTAAGCGCGGTCGCGCGACAAGAATGGTGAGAGATGGCTCTTGATGATTTCAGTGATCTCTCCGCAACTGAATGGCTCGAGGCCGCTAGTGACACCCTGCGCGAACGGGGGACAGAATATGGTGATCCGCGATTCAATTTTCTACGCATTTTCAAAATCGCGAGAATTCTCGGTGTTCAGTTGCGAAACCCATCTGACATTGCACTTGTTTTTTTGGCGACCAAACTTAGCCGAATTATGGAGAGCGAAGGGCGGTCGGATTCGTATCTCGATCTCCTCGGATACTCCGCTATCTTGGCTCAACTTCGATTTACCTCACCGGATGATTGGAGCGACATTGAGTTTGACCAGAAACTTGAATAACAATCAATGGTGTGACACCTGCAAAATTAAATGGGGCCAACTAAAAGATGGCTCTTGGAATCCAAAAGCACAAATGCCGGCTTACTGGAAAGCAGTATCGCAATCTCCACTTCGCAACGGAATCACCCGATTCTATTGCCAGCCTTGCGCCAATGAAATACAGAATTGGCCCGATGGCACATTTTATTCCTTAAAACAACAACTTGAAGATGCTTTAACACTATACAAAAAGGGAGCGTATGTAGATGAGCAACTGGCTTGAAGATTATGAAGGTGTATGGGATCGGTTTGAAAAGTTTAAAAACGACTATCCTGATTACAGACACAAATCACACATTTTGGCAGAATCATTGATTGCACAATCTGAGGTCTTTATTATTAAGACCGAACTTTATCGAACTTGGAATGATGCTGAACCTTTTGCAACTGGACTATCTAGCGAGGTAAAGAGCAAGCAATATAGCATCGAACTATGCGAAACAGGATCACTTGGCCGAGCCTTAATGATGGCGGGCTATCCAGCAAAACCTAAGGGATTTGCTAAGAAGCCAATTGAAACAACAAGCCCGAAGTTGGCCGAGTTTGTTAAGGAACAAAGGCCAAATGATCCTGAGCCAATTGTTTGGGATGTTAGCAAGGTCGCTGAAGAATTAGGAGCAACAGTTGTTGATGAAATGCCTTTATGTCAAGGCGGTTGCGGTCCAATGGTGCTAAAGACTGGCACAAAAGAGGGCAAGGAGTATCGCGGTTGGGTTTGCCCTAAGCGAGATTCAGGCCATCCGGCTAAATGGATGAAAATC